AATTAAACCAAAAAAAGTTGTTGAATCAAAGAAATCAAAAAAATTAACTGAGACTACTGTATCAATCACTCCCGTGATTGTTTCTGAAACCAAAAAAAGAAAAAAGAAGAGCGGAGAAAAAATGTATTTTACCACAGATACAGAAAAGGCTATTATTCAATATAATAATGAACAAGACATAGAAACAAGAAATGAAATTTATGTTGAAAAAATCAAGCCTTGTTTTGATAAATTGGTAGAAAACGTATTCAATACATTTAAATTCACTTATTTTGATAACAGTCCTATTGAAATTCAAAAGGAAACAATTGCACATTTAGTTGCAAACATGCATAAGTTTGAAGAAGGCAAAGGTAAAGCCTTTAGTTATTTCAGTATTGTTGCTAAAAACTATCTAATATTCCACAACAATAACAACTATAAGAGATTCAACCAACACGTTGATATTAGTGAAACTCCAAGTGATACCACTGTTTGTTTACAAACCACTGATTCTTATCATGATGAATTGGAAACCAGTGAATTTATGAAGTTGATGGTTGATTATTGGGAAAAGAATATTGGCAAAATATTCACTAAACAACGTGATTTAAACATTGCCAATGCTGTAATTGAATTGTTCAGAAACAGTGACAGAATTGATTCTTTCAATAAAAAAGCGTTATATTTGTATATTAGAGAAATCTCTTCTTGTAAGACTCAACAGATTACCAAAGTAATTAATAAGATGAAACAGTACCAAAATACTATTACCAAGTCTTATTTAGACAGAGGAACATTAAAACAAGAGATGTACGCTAGATAAATTTAAGTAAAACAAGGTATTTTCAATATTTATAGTCATGGACTTAGATTTTGAATTATATAAGGGTAAAAAATACTCTAGTTTACTTAAAGATGTGGTTGTTAATTCTGAACAGAAGAAAGACCAAATTGATATTTTGGTATCTGATCTTCGAAGTATGATTAAAACCGCTAATGATGCAATAGTAGTTGTACCACTAATTAAGGATTATTTGGACGTTTCAGTCAGAAATGATGAACAACTTGTCAAATTAGCCGCAGTGGTACAACGTATTATCAGTAGTCAAAGTCAAGGTGAAGACGGTAATATGGGAATGTTATTGAGTGAAGATGAACGCAAACAATTGATGGGTGAAGTTGAAAAAATTACAAAAGAAATCAATACTCCAATTGAAATAAACTCAAAGAAATAATATGTCAGGATATTCAGATTATAATTCAGTAATAGCAGCAATAAGAATTGGTTCATTTAGTGATTCATCTTTGAATTCATCTTTACAATTTGAACCAGCAGTTGTGTTGGACGTAATCCTTGATGATTCACATCCAATATTCAAAACAAAAATTAATATTAATCCAACAGAATGGCCAGATGCTGCAAATGATAAACCTGCGGATCAAAATGATAAAGATTATACATGGATTGGTAGAGTATTAGTCAGACCATTTAGTACTCATAAAACAGTTGAAAAAGAAAAATTACCATGGGCATTACCATTAGAAAATACAGGTATAACTGAATATCCACTTGTAAATGAAGTTGTATCAGTAGTAAATTATCTTGGTAATTTTTATTATACCAGAAAAATCAATATAACAGGATTTCCAAATAATGATGCTAATCCTACATTTGAAAAAAGAGTTGGATTAAACAGAGGAAATAGAGAAATAAAAAATAATCCAACTGATCCAGATGTTTTGTATAAGGGACCAGTTTCATATTTAACTTCTAAACAATATAAGAATACAAGTAATGTAACTGTTTTGGGTAGATATTTCAAATCAAACGGAAAGATACGTTCAGTAAAAAGATTTGAAGGTGATACTGTAATTGAAAGTAGACATGGACAGTCTATTAGGTTTTCTGCATATGATAGTATAAGAGACAATGATATAGGTGATCCAAAATATGCAGATTATTATAACAAAGATGGTGATGTAAATCCAGTAAGCAATAAATTGGCTGGATTTGGAAATCCAATGATTTTGATTAGAAATAGACAAAAGAACATATCAAAACCTAATCCTGATATCTCAGAAAAAAATGCAGGTGGATATGTATCTGAAGATATTAATAAAGACGGTACATCTATTCATATAACATCAGGATTAACTGAATCTAGTTTTCAATCAACATGTAAAAAGAAAATATTTCAAGATCCTTCAGTTTCAAAAGAAGAAGTGTCAGCATTTTCTCCGGTAGGATGTACTAAATTTAGACCGCCAATACTTACTGGAGATCAAATAGTAATTAACAGTGACAGAATTATTGTAAGTAGCAGAAATGGTGAAACTATACATTATTCCAAAAAGAGATATGGAATTGTAACAGACAATGAATATACAGTTGATTCACACGGTCAGATAGTAATGACTACAAACACAAAAACAGTGATTAATAGTCCGGCAATATATCTAGGTCAATATGATCAAACAAATGAACCCGCTTTGTTGGGTCAAACAACTGTTGACTTTCTATATGACCTTGCAGATCTAATATTAGATCACGTTCATTGGCAATATCATGAACATGTTACTTCTGTAACAAATACACCACTGGATCAAGCTGGTCAAATAGCAGATTATCCAACACAATTAACCAATCAAATTGCAACTCCTCAAGAAAAATTGAAAGCTTGGAGAGACAGTCTTGATAAAATTTTAAGTAAAAGAGTGTTTTTAACTGGAGGTGGTTATGCTCCAGGAAGAAACGGTGGTTCTATTGAAGGAGGAACTCCACCAACTGATATTAATGTATTTAATGGAAGTGGTGTTCCTGGAGGTTATAATGGTAAAACAAGAGGGCCAAATCCATCAACTTGGAGTTAATTTATGTATACTTTACCTACACCACCACCATTAAACTTACAAAATCCATTAGGTTCTGTACCAACTCCTAGTTTGCCAAGTATTCCACCACTTCCAAGTGTACCAAAATTGCCTTTAAAAAGAGTGTCTGGGCTTGATTATAAAAAAACATTTACAGAAACTTCAACGTATAAAAATTTAAAACCAAATATACCAACATCATTACCAGCGGTACCATCTATTCCACCAGTACCAAAGTTTTCATTACCATCACCTCCTTCAATACCGTCAGTTCCACCAATTCCTAGTATACCACCTATACCAACACTGCCAAGTGTGTCAAATTTACCTACTGCACCTAGTATTCCTTCAATACCCAAGGTTCCAGTTCCAAATGTACCACCACTATCATCAATTATCAAACCACCTGCATTTCCTACAATACCAAAACTTAAAATTGTTCCTATTGTGCCTGGTACACCACTTTCAGTACAAGCCTCTATGATAAAACCAAGTTAATTTTGGTAAATAAATAAAACATTTTGGTATATAGTAAAATATAATTATATAACATCAACAAGTATGAAAACACAAGAATTAAAAGAGATAATCAGATCAGTAGTAAAGGAAGAACTTCAAAAGTCTCTTCCAACTCTTATTCCTAATATTTTGAGTGAAATATTAACTGGTCAAAGTAAATCAGTAGTAAGTGAAAGTTCACATTCACCAAAGATTTCACAAAAACCAGCTGAAACAGTACAACCAGCAAAGAAGACATTTAAGAAATATACAAATAATGATGCTTTAAATGCTGTATTGAATGAAACCGTTGGCGGAGTACCTAGAGAAGGTGCTTATGTAGGACTAATGGGCGCATTACAAAGTGAAGCTTCTAGTGGTATTAATATCAATGAATCAGTACAAATACCACAACAAATAACTCCTGTCAATGAAGAACAATCCAAAGTACTTAATGTCATCAATAGAGACTTTAGAAAATTAATGAAAGCAGTTGATAGTAAAAAGACATCAGGAATTGGTGGTGGATTAGTATCAATGTCATAATATGAATCCAATTGGTTTAACATTACCTTTAAGATCTGGCATAAATGGGTATTTTGAGCAGTCATATGACACTCTAACCCAGATTAAGGCTAACATCACTAATTTTTTCAATACTAGACCAGGTGAAAGAAGATTTAATCCTCAATTTGGTACAAAATTGTATCAATATCTATTTGATCAAAACATTGAAGGATTTGATGAGATTTTAAAGAATGTTATCAAAGATGATATGAATTATTGGTTTCCAAATGTAATTGTAAATACTGTATTTTTAGATATTACGACCGCTCAAAAAAACAAGAACACTGATAATTATATAATAAACATAAAAATACAATTTACTGTAAACAATCAAACTGATGTACTTGGATTAACTGTAACAAGCAATTTATAACAATATGGCAGAAACACAACCAAAATCCTTTCAACCTCTTAATAAAGATATAAGATATCTTAATAGAGATTTTGCGTCATTTAAAGCTGGTTTGATTGAGTTTTCAAAGAACTATTTTCCTAAAACCTACAAAGATTTCAGTGAAAGTTCACCAGGTACAATGTTTATTGAACAAGCTGCATATGTAGGTGATGTATTATCATACTACATTGATTATCAGTTCAAAGAATCATTGATGCCATATTCTGAAGAACGTAAAAACGTAATTGCATTGGCAAAATATCTTGGATACAAAACTACCCCAACCAAATCATCAATAACTGAAATTGAATTGTTCCAATTGATTCCATCTAAGGTTGACTCTGATGGAAATTATGTACCTGATGAAAAATATTGTCTGTCAATTAGAGAAAACATGGAGTTATTAAACAACTCTAATCAAAATTTTATTATAAGTGAACCAGTTGATTTTTCAGTTGATACTAGATTTTCTCCTAGAGAAGTTAGTGTTTACTCTAGAGATTCATTAGGAGTTCCACAATTTTTCTTGTTAAGAAAAACTGCTAAGGCATTTGCCGGTAAGATTGTAACTAAAAATTTTACTGTTGGTGCTGCTACTCCATACTACAAAATTGTATTAGAAGAAAAAAATGTTGTCAACATAATTTCAGTTGTAGATGAAGATAATAATAAATGGTATGAAGCTGATTATTTAGCACAAGATGTCATCTTTACTGATGTAGATAACTCTCAAGTTACGGATGAAAATTTCTATGTTTACAAAGCAGAGGTATCAAAAATAATAAAATCATTAAAAACTTCAAAAAAGTATACAACTAATATTACTGCGGATAATACAACTTATTTGGAGTTTGGTCCTGGTTTAGATAATTATTCTGATGAAATTGTTTATCCAAATGCTTCTATTGTTGGTATTGGATTGTCAAACATTAGAAACACAGATATTTCATTGGACGGAAGTAATTTCTTAAAAACAAACACATTTGGAGCCGCACCAGCAAATACAGTATTAACTATCAATTATATAATTGGTGGTGGATCACTTTCAAATTGTAACGCAAATGAAATTACTAGAATCAGTTCATATCAATTGTTGAATGATGCAACATCTTTAAATCCAGATGAACAAACATTATTTAATACAGTACAACAAACTTTAAGAGTAAATAATTATACCGCTGCAGTTGGTGGTGCAGATGAAGAATCTGTAGATCAAATCAAACAAAATGCTATTTTGAATTTTACTTCTCAAAATAGATCCGTCACTAAGGATGATTATTTAATTAGAACTTATGCAATGCCACCAAAATATGGTTCAATTGCTAAAGCTTATATTACATCTGATACAGATTTGGTATTGAATTTGAAAAATGATGTATCTGGATTTGTTGATTATAACAATAATACCACTGATACAAATAATTCAGTAGATAATTATTTTAGAAAAATCAATTATGATGTAACCAATCCATTTTCAGTTAATTTGTATGTTCTTGGATATAATGAAAATAAAAATTTAACACAAATTAATGAAGCTTTATTTTATAACATAAAAGAATATTTGAAGAAGTATAGACTTCTAACTGATGGAGTTAATATTATTGATGGGTACATTATTAATATTGGTGTGAACTTTAAAATCCTAACATATAACAATTATAACAAAAAAGAAGTGTTAAATAATTGTATTTTGAAAGTAAAAGACTTTTTTAACATTGATAAGTGGAGTTTTTCACAACCAATTAATTTGAGTCAATTGGAACTAGAAATTGCAAGAGTAGAGGGCGTACAATCTTTAACAAATGTTGAAATTGTAAACTTAACTACAAAAGATGGCAATTATTCACCACATGAATATGACATTTTATCAGCAACAAAGAATAAAATAATATATCCTTCATTAGATCCATGTGTTTTTGAAGTCAAATACCCTGACATAGATATCAAAGGAAACGTAGTATAATATGCATACATTTTTATATCCACAAAAAGATACATACATAACCAATGAAGTTGGATACGCCGACAAAAACTTTGGTATTGATGAAATTTTGGAATTAAGATCTTATCCACATGTTAAAAAAGATTTGTTGTTATACCAATCTGCGTCTTTGACTGCTTCTTTTTATGATCTATACGTAGCTGGATTTTCTGGATCTGTTAGTGCGTCAAATTTAGATGGTGGCACCGCATATGGATATGGTAATTTAAGATTTCATAGTTCCGCATCTATCACTTTTACCGGATCATTAATTGATGGGGCAAAAGGAACTGGTAGTTTTGTTGGTACATTCATTGGATCACCTTTATATGGATTTTCAACATTGAATGGAATTAATTATGGTGAATTTGGATCACAAAATGTTGATTTAACAAATGTTAGTGGTACAATAAGTGGATTTAGTGGAAGTTTTTCAGGCAGCATTATTGAACGTGACTATCCTATTTCTGATTTTAATACATTGATTGGTAATTTCACAGGATCAATTTATAATGCAACTGGTAGTTTAAAAGATTTTACAGGAGAAATATATGGTTATGCCGTGGGTACACAAAGTTTATATTTGCCTTATACATCATATACTAATGTTCCTGATTATAGCAGAATTTTGATTAGATTTGATTTAAATACTATTTCCGCATCTATTGCAAACAGTTCTATAACTAGCAGCGCAAAATTTAATTTAAAGTTAAAAGCATCTAGTGTAAGTGAAATTCCTGTAGATTACTCTGTATATGCATATCCTATAAGTCAAAGTTGGACGATGGGGACAGGCAGATATTCTACTGGTGGAAATTTAGTAGGTGCAAGTTGGGATTACAAAAATTATGCTGGTGATAG